TCCACATCAAAGTCATCGTCTTTGACATCCTCAATACCGCCCAACAGCTTATTTAGCTCTGCATCATCAAAGCCCAAGAGTGACAGGTCAAAATCAACACCCTGCAATTCAGAAAGTTCTACCGATAGCATTTCAGTATCCCAGCCTGCATTCAAAGCAAGGCGGTTGTCAGCGATTATGTATGCTCGCTTCTGTGCTTCGGTCAAATGCTCGGCGAATACACAGGGAACTTCGGTGATACCCTCCTCTTTAGCTGCAAGGACACGGCCATGCCCTGCGATTATATTCAGGTCTTTATCCACGATGACCGGATTGACGAAACCAAACTCCCGTAGGCTCGCACGAAGCTGGAGAATCTGTTCTTTGCTATGTGTACGAGCATTCCTTGCATATGGCACCAGCTTATCAATATTTACTTTTTCTAATCGTTCAGTTGTATTCACAATCTTCTACCGTCCTCTCCTACCTGAAAGCAGAGCTTCCATAATATCGTCCTGCGGATTTCCAATGAAAGCCGTGGTACAGTTTTGCTTGACTATGTCAAAGATCTCATACCAGAGCAGGTTAGCCTGCTTTTGAAATGACTGGCTCATTTGCACGAATGGACTAGCAATCGCACCTCCCGTTGTTGGGTGCTTGCCTAAAAGGCCATATGTGCTTATAGCTTCTTCACACTGGATGTATCGTGTAAACGACTGTGCATAGGCTTCGACGAGTCTGGGATTTACGAATTTTTCACAACCACGTTCCTTGAGCCATTTCCATGTTTCAATAAATAGGGCATCAGCACCCAGTGGTTTACCATCTTTTTGCCGTGCGCTGAGGTATTCACTCGGCGTCGGCATATCTTCACCATTCAAGTCTGCTGTGTCGTCCAGTTCGCTTGCTTCGAGCATGGACTCTGGCTTAAATTCTGGCGCCTCCAAAATCCGTGCGGCTTTACCTGCTGCGATCTTTTCCGCAAGAGGTTGTGGTTTGTCCCCGGCACGCACGCGACGCCCACCTCTATTTGTACCGTCTTTTGCCACGTGCCTTCACCTCCTTGCTGTGGCAGGGTTTAATACCCCGTTTGAACCTGAATTTTTTCGCGCGTGACCCCACGCCCGTTGCACGCTAAAAAAGTCACAGAGATTTTGACCGCCCCTTCCTGTTCCATCTTCCACCTTCTCGTGCAGTAATCTCAGAGTGACAGGAAGTACACAAGGACATAAGATTACTCGTTTCATTTGTCCCACCACAAGACAGTGGTTTTATATGGTGTACTTCTTCGGCAGGGGTAATCCGACCTTGCTTCTCGCAACGCTCACAGAGAGGGTGCTCCGCTATGTATCTGTCTCGGATACGCTTCCATGTCCGGTTATACCGTTTCCTCACGGCGGGATCGCGGTCATATCGTTCATAACGTCTAGCTTCCTGCTTGGCATGTTCGTCACAAAACCTACCATCCGTCAACTTAGGACAGCCGGGATGAGAACAAGGGCGCTTGGGTTTATAGGGCAACTGGATCACCTCGCTTGGGCAAAAGAAAAGCCCTCGTGGGTTTCCCCTCGAAGGCTCTCGTCACAATATTCGATGGTATAACTATACCATACAGGAAAGCAAACATTCCCTCACAATTCCCTCATGTTTATCCAAACAGCATGCTGCGCAGATGATTTAATGCTGCTGCCCGTAAGCGTTCAACATGGCTTTCACTGTAGTTTAGTTCATTCATAAGCCGGTAAGTAGCACCGGACTTCTGATCGTTACCCATGTAAAACTCAGCAAGGATATGCTGTTCGGTATCCGTAAGGCTTGACCAGGCTGGTTCAAACCAAGACATGTATTCCAGCGCCTGAGTATATCGTTCTCGCAGTATGTCAATCTTATCAAGTTGTGCAGCCAGCTTGTCAGCACCAGCTTGCGGATTTCTTGCAGATGGCATCCCAGAAAGCTTTGGTGTTCTGGGAGAAGTCATTTTCTCATATACATCCTTTATCTCCTGCGGGGTGTTATTGATAATAAACCTCATATTGTTATAGTCACGGATGGCAGCAACAGTCGCCGCATTTTTGTTTATATACTTTAGCGCAATCATATGACCGCCTCCTTTAGGTTTGCTTTGACCGCATCGATAAGAGCGGTCTGGGTTTTATCTTTTCGCTTAAGAGCTTTCATAACTTGTTCGTCAATTGTTTCCTTTGCGACGATGTGATGAATTATCACCGTATCCTTTTGACCTTGCCGCCAAAGTCGGGCATTCGTCTGTTGGTATAACTCCAGTGACCATGTTAGTCCGAACCACACAAGACAAGAACCACCAGCTTGAAGGTTCAATCCATGTCCGGCGGATGCGGGATGGATAACGGCCACCGGGATTTCACCGTCATTCCACCGTTTTATGGATTCGGCGTTATCCAACTGAATAGCAGGGAAGCGCTCCATTATCCGCTCAAGGTCATGCTTATACCAGTAGGCAATAAGCACCGGTTTTCCGTTTGCAGCTTCGATAATGTCCTCCAAAGCATCCAACTTACGGTCGTGAATACGGATAACTCCGCCATTCCCGTCATAGACCGCACCGTTGGCCATTTGAAGTAATTTATTGCTTAATGCTGCAGCATTCACTGCATCAATTTCTTTGCCTTTGATCGAAAGCACCATCTCTGACCTCATGATTTCATATTGCTGTCGTTCATCCTCTGATAAAAGGACAGGTATTTCATTTATCACCAGATCAGGTAGCTTCAGATAATCAGTGTTTTTCATGCTGATAGTAATGTCAGAAATAAGCCGATAAATGGCTTCCTCCGCACCGGGCTTCGGCTTATAGGTAAATATGATCTGCTGATTTCGTTTATCTGGTACAAAATAGGCATTTCGGAAATGGGATATATACCTTCCAAGTCGCTGGCCCATATCAAGGATACCAATCTCGGCCCATAAGTCCATCAATCCATTGCTTGAGGGAGTTCCTGTTAAACCAACGATCCTTTTTACATTTGGCCGTACTTTTCGAAGTGCCCTAAACCGCTTTGAAGTATGAGATTTAAATGATGACAGCTCATCGATAACCACCATGTCATAATCGAAGGGTATGCCACTATCGTTTATAAGCCAATCCACGTTTTCCCGGTTTATCAGGTATACCTGCGCTCTCTGCAGAAGGGCTGCTTTCCGCTGGGCTTCACTACCTATGGCAACAGAATAAGTGAGACCATTCAGGTGATCCCATTTTTCGATTTCTGCTGGCCATGTGTCTCGAGCAACTCGAAGCGGGGCAATAACTAATACCTTGCGAATTAAGAAACTATCCAATGTCAGGTCGAAGATTGCCGTTAAGGTAATAACACTCTTGCCAAGACCCATTTCCAAGAGGATCGCCGCGATTGGATGGCTTAGGATGAAATTGGTGGCATATTCCTGATACTCATGTGGCTCGTATCTCATCTAAAATCCCTCCAATCTGACTATCATCGTCAATAACATAAACCTTAAATCCTAATTGCCTAAGCATTTCATGTCTCCGCTCCTGCAAAGGTCGAGGTTTTGATCCACTCGCTTTGATTTCAGCAAATGCGACTATTCCTCCAGGCAAAAGAATCAGTCTATCCGGTACTCCGTTATAACCGGGGGACATAAACTTTAAAGCTAGGCCTCCAGTTGCTTTGACTGCTTTAATCAATTTTTGCTCGATATATTTCTCTCTCATGAATACCTCCATGTGTTCCCAAAATCCAAAAAATCTCTATACGCGCGTATACACGTGTTTTCATACAATATATAGCCTTTTTTCTTTACTATCATTTTTAATAGTAGTAATTGGAACAATGGAACACAGGTCATTAAGCACCGCACTAATAAAGAGGCTGGCGCCTGTTCCAATGAAGTGTTCCAAAAGGTCGTTTTTGGCACATGGGAACAGAATTTTTTGTTCCTGGCTTCACACATGTTCCAAAAAACGCTCTCTTGGAACAGAGTCAGGAACAGAAGTACGAACATACACCCATTGCGGGCCATATAACGGGATGCGCTCCTTTTTGGGCGCTATCTTCCACCCACCAATTCCTGACATAATCGCAGAGATCTCGTTGCTGTCCATGCGTTTACAGTTAGCTCGGTCTTTACCAAAGCACTCGCACCAAATCTCAAGGTTGGAGACTGAAGTTCTTCTGCGGACACCTATTTTTCGGCTTTCTCCAAATTCGGTGCCGTTTATATAAGCCCTGCGCTCATATAAGTCCATCGTGTCCCAAATATAATAATTCTTTATCATTCTATCAAATAAAAAAAATTAAAAGTTTCCACTTACTCAGTATGTAACTCAAAATCCTCATCCTTACACTTGCGGATAATTTTCTTGGTTTTTTCAATAGGCAGTGGTATATTCTCTTCACTAAAATATTCGATATTCACTACCTCTACAACCGCCTCGTGATTATCCTTACCCACTGGAACGAGAACAAAATCACCAACCTCAATACTGTCATCTTCCGTCAGATAATAATACGATTTCTGCCCTTCATCAAAGACCACGCTGCAATATATATAATCTGTAGTCCTGCGCTTCACTTTTCCATACACAGATGGATCAAGTATTTCTCCTAAACCATAAAAACGAATGAAATCAAATACAGTTTCTGCAAAATCCGCAAAATCTTCCGGCAGACCATTTTTATCATAACTGCCCTCGATGATGCGTTGCGGATTGTTTTTATAGTCAACAAACTGGAATATACTTTTTCAATTGACCCTCAAAAAAGTCCGAAAAAACATCTAACCCGACCACTCACGAACGCTGACATCTAACCTGACCACTCGCCAAGCACTGACATCTAACCTGACCACTTGACTATCAAAACAGCCCTTTGGACTTGTTTTCCGTGAAGTGATATTTTCACAATTTTTGCACATCGCATATATACTCTCAAATCTCGAAAAGCCCGTATTACTGGACTTTTCACACACTTACTCTTTTACCCTTGACATCAAGACGACACACTCAACATGGGTCGAGAGGATAGAATGAATGTCACTTGAGTGTGTCCGTTCTCGGAAACATATCCACGGCTATCGGTAGACGGAAACATATCAATATACCTCATGGATTATTATTTTCACTCCTTGGTGTGGAGTTATTTTCAGATAGCATCATATC